GCTTGCGGCATTTTTTATTGTGGTTTCCATATTGGTAATCAAAGATATTTGGATTACAAGCGAGTTAATGATGAAGTGGTCGCACAGCAAGAAATTAAAATCGAAGCCATCAAAAAAGAACACGAATTAGTCACTAAAGGAATACAAGATGAATACGATGCGAAGCTTGCTCTTTTGCGCCAGTATTATGCTAATGGGGTGCGCCAGTCAGGTACCAGTTCAGTGCCCGGAATCACCACAACCCCCAAAATCGCTGATGCAGCCGCCGCCTACTCAATACTTGCTGGACAATGTGCGGAAACAACCCTCCAATTAGTAGAGCTCCAGAAATGGATTAATGAACAAATAGGTATTAAATGAGTCCGGAACAGTTAAAGATATTAAATATTGATGCAGATAAATGGTACCAGCCACTAGTCGACACTTTTATTAAATACGGAATTAGTACTACTAAAAGACAAGCAGCATTTATAGGACAGTGCCAACATGAGTCAAACAACTTCCGAACTCTTGAAGAGAACCTTCATTACTCTGCCAATGGACTTATGCGTACATGGCCCTCAAGATTTCCTGATGTTGATGTGGCTGAGAAATACGCAGAAAATCCAGAAAAGATTGCTAACAAAGTGTATGCTGGTAGAATGGGGAACACCCAAGATGGTGATGGGTTTGCGTTCCGTGGCAGAGGAGTTATACAGCTAACTGGGCGTGACGAGTATAAAAATTGTGGGGATGCTCTAAAACTTAACTTAATAGATTTTCCTAATAACTTACTAGTACCTCAATATGCAGCTTTAAGTGCAGGTTGGTTTTGGAATAAAAAAGGCTTAAATGCTTTAGCCGATGAAGGTGATTTAAAAGAAATGACCCGCCGTATTAATGGCGGTATGGATGGATATAACGAGCGAGTTGCGTATATTGCAGCAGCACAAAAAGCACTGGATACCTACTAATGCCTTTACAAAAACTACAATTTAGACCTGGTTTAAACCGTGAAGGCACTGATTACTCTAACGAGGGTGGTTGGTATGATGGGGATAAGATTAGGTTTCGTTCTGGCTTTCCAGAAAAAATTGGCGGTTGGATTAGATTTGCTAATTCTACGTTTGTAGGAGTATGTAGAGATTTATGGAACTGGGTTGATTTAGCTGGTAATAACTATGTAGGTATGGGTACTAGCAAGAAATACTATATTGCAAGGGGCGGTTCCTTTTACGATATAACCCCTATATATCAAACTAATACTTTAGCAACAAACCCATTTAGTACCCAATCTGGTTCTAATATTGTTACCATTAATGACCCAAACTATACTCCTAACGTAGGGGATTACATAATTATTTCTGGTGCAACTGCTGTTGGTGGTATTATTTTAAGTGGTGAATATGTAATTACTTCAGTTCCCAGTGCTATTACTTATACTGTTGTTGCAACTAATAATGCCTCATCTACAGCTACAGGCGGCGGTTCTTCTGTAGTAATCCAATATGAATTACCTTCTGGTCTAGATGTATATACGACAGGTACTGGATGGGGTGCAGGTTCTTGGTCACCTACTATTCTTACAACTTTAGGGGCTAACCCTTTCGCTACTACTTCTGGTAGCAGTACTGTAACGGTCACTTACCCAGCGCATAATCTTATTACAGGTAACTACATAGCTTTTGCAGGGGCTACTACTTTTGCTAGCATACCGCTAAACATGATTAACAACACCTTTGCTATTACGGTTACTGGTGTAAATACATTTACTATTACCCTTCCTAGCGGCTTTACGGCTACAGCTACTACAACAGGTGGTGGTTCAGCAGTTATTGTTTATCCGCAATATGGCACAAGGGGATGGGGTACAGCTGCTACTATTGGTGTTGGTTCGCAACTACGTCTTTGGTCTAGCGATAACTTCGGTCAAAACCTCTTGCTTGCCCCCAGAGGCGGTCAACTTTATTATTGGCAAGATGCAACTGGTACTAGCGTACGGGCACAGCCTTTAAGTACTTTATCTACATACAATGGCTACTCAGGAGCATATGTTCCTACTAATACTAACCAAGTTCTTTCTTCAGCTATCCAGCGTTTTGTGATTGCTTTTGGTGCTAATAGCTATCTAGCTGGAACTCCTAATACGCAATTTAACCCAATGCTAGTTCGTTGGTCAGATCAGGGTAATGAATATCAGTGGGTTCCTTCAATAACAAACCAATCAGGTGAGTTTCCATTATCTAACGGCTCTTATATTATGGGGGCTCGTGCAACCCGCCAAGAGATTCTCGTTTGGACTGATTCATGCCTATATTCTATGCAGTACTTAGGCTCTCCTTATGTTTGGGGTTTCCAAGTATTGATGGATAACATTTCCTGTATTTCACCTAATGCCATGATTACGGTTAACAACGTAACTTACTGGATGGGCACAGAGAAGTTCTATATGTATTCTGGTACTGTGCAAACTCTACCATGCTCGTTACGTCAGTATATTTTTGACGATATTAATGAAAACCAAGCCTATCAGATATTTGCAGGGGCTAACGAAGGTTATAACGAAGTATGGTGGTACTACTGTTCTAATGAGTCTAATAACGTTATTGATAAGTACGTCGTATATAACTATTTAGATAGGGTTTGGTATTACGGTACTATGTCTAGAACTGCATGGTTAGAAACAGGTATTCAACAATACCCAGTAACTGCTAACTATTTAACAAGTGCGGTATTCTCTGGATTTATTTCTGGTACAACGTTAACAGTTACTAATATGACTTCTGGGGTAATTTCTTTAGATACCACTTTATCGGGTACAGGAGTTACAACAAATACAACGATTGCAGATTATGGTACAGGTACTGGCGGTGTTGGAACATATTCAGTAAATATTAACCAAAATATAGGTTCACAAACAGCTCCAATATCTATGGCTACTACTGGCGGATACGGATACTTGTTATACCAAGAAAATGGTGTTGACGACAACTCAGGATTAACTACTAGAGCAATTGATTCATATGTGCAGTCTTCAGACTTTGATATTGGTGATGGACATAATTTTGGATTTGTATGGCGTATTCTGCCTGACGTTAACTTTAACGGTTCTAATGTTGCTTATCCATCTGTGACTATGACTTTAAGACCAAGAGAAAACTCAGGTACTCCTTACGGTACTGCAGATAATCCAACAGTTACTAGCTCCCAAGTTTATGGAACACCAATTCCTAGTGAATACACGATACAACAATTTACTGGACAGGTATACACTCGTTTGCGTGGTCGTCAAATGGCATTTAGAATTGAATCTAATACTATTGGAGTTGCTTGGCAGCTAGGTAGTCCCCGTATTGATATTAGGCCTGATGGAAGAAGATAATGGCTGGTAAAAATATATTATTAAAAGGCACACAAGCCCCTAACTTACCTATTGCACCAACTGAGTATACTCAGCACTATATAGACCAGATGCTTAATGCTTTGCGTCTTTATTTTACGCAGATAGATAATTTTACCCAAGCAACAGGTCTGCCTTTTTATGGCGCTACTGCAGATAGACCAGTTAGTAATGTGCAAGCACCTCTTCCGATTGGGCAACCATATTTTGATACTACTCTCGGATATCCTGTTTATTGGAATGGTTCTACTTGGATTACAGCTGTCCCAGCTTCTGCTTCCGTATCTTCATTTAGTGGTGGTACTACTGGACTAACTCCATCTACTGCTACAACTGGGGCAATTACTCTGGGTGGGGTTTTAAGTGTAGCAAATGGTGGTACAGGGTCTTCCTCAGGAGTTGCGTCTGTTATGACGGGTGCTATTCAGATGTGGCCTACTACTAGTGCCCCTACTGGGTATTTGCTATGTAATGGTGGGTCATACTCTACATCTACTTATGCGGCATTATTTTCGGTAATTGGATATACTTTTGGCGGTTCTGGTGGGTCTTTTTTACTTCCTAACTATGTAAATCGTATGCCATATGGTACAACTATTGGTGCTACAGGCGGTTCTGCAGATGCTACTTTAGTAGCTCATAGTCATGGTATTAACATTAATGACCCAGGACACC